GACTCTCTCGGGCTGTTCGAGTGGTCCGCCCCGCCGGGCTGTTCGGTGTCTGACCGGGATGGATGGCGGCAGGCCAACCCTGCGCTCGGCTACACGATCACCGAGCGGGCGATCGCGTCTGCAGCGAAGACCGACCCGGAGTGGGTGTTCCGCACCGAGGTGCTGTGCCAGTGGATGGAGGGCACCAGAGATGGGCCGTTCCCACGTGGCGCTTGGGAGGAGTCTCTCGACGAGGACTCCCAGATTGCCGGCGAGTCCGACATCGCGCTGTGTGTCGACGTGTCGTGGGACCGTTCGGTGGCGCACATCTCTGCAGCCGGCTGGCGGGAAGATGGACGGCCGCACATCGAGGTCATCGAGTCCCGTGCCGGTATCGAATGGGTTTCCGGTTGGCTGAAAGACGAGCAGCATCCCGAACGTGCCGGCTACTCGGTCGCGATCCAGGCCAAGCGGTGTCCGGCGTCGTCGCTGATCCAACCGCTGCAGGATGCAGGGATCACGGTTGTCGAGTGGGACGGGGTGTCGGGCACCGGGGAGCTGTACGACCACGTTCGCGCTTCGGTCGGTGACGGGGACTCGGGTATCCCGCTCGCCCATCTGAAACAGCCCATTCTCGAACAGGCGGCTGCGAACGCTGCGACCCGTCCGGTCGGTGATGCGTGGGCGTGGGATCGGCGCAAGTCCGGAGCTGATGCGTCGCCGCTGGTCGCGGTCACTGGCGCCCTGTGGCTCCTCAAGTCTTTGTCTGCTCCGACGAAACCGAAACGCTCAGGGAGGGTTTGGTGACCATTTCATGCTGAACCGCTCCGACGTGCTCGAGCTCGTCCAGGACCGTCTCTGGCCTGCGCTCCATCAGGAACGCACCCGTCTCGAACAGATCGACCGTTGGTACCGGTGGGACCACGAGGACGTCACCATCCCCCGAGGTGCGACCCCTGAGCTTCGGTCGCTGTTGCAGCTGTCGAAGACGCCGTGGCTCGGGCTCGTGGTGACGAACGTGGCGCAGGCCATGTATGTGGACGGGTATCGGACCCCGGAGGCGGGCGACAACACGGAGGGCCCGTGGCGTCTGTGGCAGGCCAACGACCTTGACGGCCGTCAGACCGCGATCCACCGGGCGATGCTGGCCTACGGCCAGTGCTACGCGACCGCGCTCCCTGGCACCGACGACACGGGCCGTCAGACGGCGGTGCTACGTGGCGTGTCTCCCCGGAAGATGCTGGCGTTCTACGCCGACCCTGCCGAGGACGACTGGCCGATGTATGCGCTCCGGGCTGAGCCGACGGTCGGCCAGCCGCAGACGTTCCGGCTCTACGACGAAGAGGCCGTCTACTACCTCGGCTGGGAAACGACCGGCACCGGCTCGAAGCTCGTCTACCTCGAGGACCGGGTCCATGACGTCGGTGTCTGTCCCGTGGTCCGATATTCCAACCAGCTCGACTTGGACGGACGCAGCTCGGGCGAGGTGGAGCCGTTCATCCCGCTGGCGAAAAGGATCGACAAGACGACCTACGACCGTCTGCTCATCCAGCACTACAACTCGTGGACGGTACGCACCGTCTCTGGGATGGCCGCCCCTGACGTCGAGGAAGAAGCGAACCGGGCGAAGCTGAAGCTACGGCAGGACGACATCCTGATTGCCGAGGACCCGGACACCAAGTTTGGGACGCTTCCGGGCACGCCGATGGACGGGATCATCCGGGCAGGCGAGGCCGACATCAAGGCGCTGGCTGCCGCGTCACAGACCCCAACGCATGCACTCACCGGCGACCTCATCAACATCGGCCCGGAAGCTCTGGCTGCGGCACGGGCCGAGCTTGACGCGAAGAAGGCCGAACGGCAGAAGGGTGCCGGGAAGTCCCACGACCAGCTGCTCCGTGTCGGTTCGTTGATCGACGGCGACGTGGACGCGGCACGGGACGTGATGGCTCATGTGACGTGGGCGGACACGTCGGTCCGGTCTATGGCGTCCGCCGCCGACGCGCTCGGGAAGATGGCCACGATGCTCGGTGTGCCGGTGAAGGCGCTGTGGGCGATGATCCCTGGAGTGTCGAAGTCTGACGTCACCGAGTGGGAGACGATGGCCGCGGAAGACGACGCCATCGGGAACTTGACCGCACTCCTCGAGCAGCAATCGAGCGTCCCGCCGCCGGCCGAGTAGATGGTTACCGCTGCAGGACGGCAGCTCACAGAGCAGCACCGGCGTACACAGCTTGCATTGAGGGCTGTCACGATCCGGGACATGATGGCTCTGTGGCCGGCCTTCGACCTTGACGGCATCGATCGGACCTGGCCGCCACTTCAAGCTGCGCTGGTGACGTTGATACTGGCGCGGCGGGCCAACTCGTCGGGGATTGCAGCTAACTACTACCGGTCGCTGCGTACCGCCGAAGGCGTACCGGGACGTCCGGAACCGCGTTTGGCACCGCCGCCTGACCGGACGCTACTGACCGCCACCCTTGCGCTGGTAGGTCCGATACAGGCGAAAAAGAACCTCACTGCCCGCCGTCCCGATGTCGCAGCGACCACGCTGGTCAGACTGTCTGGCTCCGTCACAAGGCAGGTGCTCGACGGGGGACGTAAGACGCTGGAAGTGTCGACACGGGCTGATCCGAGGGCGCGTGGGTGGCGCCGGGTGACGTCCGCGTCGCCGTGCGACTTTTGCGCCGGTATCGCATCCGAAGGCATCCACTCGGAAGGCGGCGGGTTCCCCGCCCACGACCACTGCGGATGTGCTGCCGCCCCAGTTTTTGATTGACACAGATTTCCCGGCCGCGAGGGTTGGGATCAATAGAAAGGCAGCCGCGATGGCTGACGACGAAACCGAAGAGACCGAACCGACCACGCCCGCGAAGGGCGATCCGGCAAACGAACCCGCAGCCGATGGGCTCGGCGCCGCCGGCAAGAAGGCGCTCGACACCGAACGTCAGGCTCGGCGCGACGCCGAGAAGAAGGCCAAGGACCTCGAAGGCCGCCTCAACGCCATCGAGGACAAGGACAAGTCCGAGGTCGAAAAGCTCACCGCGACGGTGCAGCAGCTCACCAACGAACGCGACCAGGCCGTCACACGGGCGGACCGCATCGAAGTGTCCGTCATCAAGTCTCTCGACGAGGACAAGGCCAAGCGCATCACGTCCGCGGCGAAGCGTCTCACCGGTACGACCCGTGAGGAGCTGGAAGCGGACGCGGACGAGTTTCTGACTGCGTTCGCGGCGCCTTCCGAGGAGCCGCGTCCGACGCCTTCTGGCAAGCCACGCGAGCAGCTAAAGCCTGGGTCTGGCGACCCGGACACGCCCGTCGAAGAGACGGACGTCAAGAAGCTCGGCGAAAGAATGTTCTCCAACTGATCACCGCAACAGCCCACCATGACGGCTGGCGCGGCCCACCCTTGAACCGAAGGAGTCTCCGTCATGGCTAACGATCTTTACACCGCCACTCAGGCGGCCCGCTCAACGCTGGCCGCCCTGCGCTACCTGACCACCCTCCCCCGCACCGTCCGGCAGGACTTCTCTGCCGAGTTCGTCGCCGGACGAGGCCGCACCATCGACGTCAAGACGCCAATCAGCGTCGGCGCGGCCCGCGAGTACACGGACACGAACCGGACCGCCCGAGACGCAATCGTGTTCGATGACATCGCCGAGACCACCGTCCCGGTGACGATGGACGTCCAAATCTACAAGGCCGTCCGCCTCCCGGACGACTTCGCCACGTTCGACCTGGTGTCTCTCGAGCAGCAGGTTCTCCGTCCGCAGGCCGAGTCGGTCGTCGACGGGATCACTGCACCGCTCATCACCGAGTTCAACGCCGTGGCGACGGACGCGTCGATCCCGACGCTCACCGCGGACGGCGCCAACGCGCTCGAGGTGCTCATCGCAGCTCGTGCGGTGCTCAACGCTCGAAAGGTCCCGATGGCGGGACGGTACGTCGCGGTGTCCCCGGCGGCTGAGGCGGCGTTCCTGAACGTCGAGCAGCTCCAGAAGGCGAACGAGGCTGGCACCGACGGGATGCTCCGTGAGGCCACCATCGGCCGACTGTTCGGGTTCACCATCGTGACGGACCCGAACCTGACCGACGGTTTGGGTGTCGCCTACCACCAGGATGCGTTTGCGCACGTCACCCGCCCGTCCCGTCCCCCGGAGGGCGCTGCGAAGTCGGCGGTTGTCGCCCAGGACGGGTTCGCGCTCCGCTGGCTGCAGCACTACAACCCGCTGCAGCTCGAGGACCAGTCGGTCGTGGACACGTTCGTGGGTGCGACCACGCTGGACGCTGACCGGGCCGTGTCGTTCGACATGACGGCCTGATGATGATGCCTCCGCTCGTGTCAATCGCAGACCTGGAAGGGTGGATAGGTACAGCCTTCGCGGTGGACGATCTGGCGCGAGCGGAGGCCGTCCTCGATGCAGTGTCGGCTCAGGTCCGGTCCGAAACGGGCCAGACCTGGGTCGACGACTCTGATCCGCCTGCCCTCGTGACGGTGCCGCAACAAGTGGTCACCGTCACGTTGCAGGTCGCCCGTCGGGTGGCGCTCAACCCGGACGGGTTCCAGTCAGAAAAGCAAGCCGACTACTCCTACTCTCTTCCGTCCCCGGTGCTGGGCGCAATCGCGTTCCGGCCGGAGGAGCGGGCGATGCTGGCCCGCTACCGGCCGTCGCAACGGGGCCTGTGGTCGCAGCCGACCACACGCGGTGACATCTACGCCGACACGGTCTATGTCCCGGTCGATGGCGCCCCACCGTTCCCGTGGTATGCGGGTGACGTCACATGATCGGGCCGTCCCCGCTGATGCGTGACGCACAGTCACGGTGGATGGTCGACGTCGCCAACTGGTGGCGGTCGACGTCTACGTCTGACGGGGGCGGAGGTTCTTCCATCGTGTGGGCCCTGCACGGGACGGTCAACACGACTCTTGCACCCCCGTCGTCTTCCGAACGTGAAGCGGCAGCGCAGCAGGGCGTCGAAGTAACTCACGTCGCGACGGTGCCGCTCGACGTCGCGGTGACACGCGGTGACCGTCTGGTCGTGCGCGGCATGACGATCGAGGTCGTATATGTCGAGGCCGGCACTCACTCGTCTGTGCAACGTGTCCTCGGCCGTGAAGAGCCTTGGAATGAACCTCTGAGTTAAGGAGCCATCATGGCTAGCGTCACGTATCGGAATAAGACGTCGAAGAAGACGGCAACCTATCCGCAGCCGAACCCGCGGCTTGAGCGGTCGGAAGTCTGGGAGCGTGTCGAGCAGCCGGTGAAGAAGCCGGCCGATGACAAGCCCAAGCCCAAGCCCAAGGCCTGACCGTGGCGTCGGTTATCGTCTCCGGCGTCAGCGAGCTGAAGTCGGCGTTGGAACGTGTCG